ACCCGCAAGTCTTCGACAAGATCGCCAAGAACGTCGAGTTCGGCTACGCCCGCGGACTCACCCGCACCGCGCAGAAGGCGCAGGAGGACGTGGTCGAGGGACTGCGTGACGCGTTCACCCTGCGCGGTCGGTGGTGGGAGAAGAACAACAAGTACGGAATCAAGGTAACCCCCGCCAAACGGGACGAGCTCGAGGCGGCCGTCTGGACGCGGGCAAATTGGTTGGAGATTCACGAGGAGGGCGGACGCAAGGAACCGACGAAGTCCAGGAACCTCACCATCCCGACGAACAACGTGAAGCGCAACAAGCGCGACATCATCAAGAAGGCGCAACGTCCGCGGAACCTCAAGGGAAGTTTCGTCATCCGGGACGGCGGGACCAAACTCTTTATGCAGAGATTCGGGAAGGGTAAGCGATCGTCGACGCGCGTGATGTACATCCTCGAGCCCGATGCCAACATCGAGAAGAAGGGGACGTTCCTCAAGGCGGCGGAAACGAGCGCGAAGAGGAACAGGGACAACATCATCAGCAAGTCGATAAACGACGCACTCCGTACGATGCGGTGATATACTCGGGAGGATATGGAGGAAACCTTATACACAACCCACCAACTGGCGGAGGCGTTCAGTCTCACGCCTCAGGTCGTGACGAACAGATTGATCGAGGCGGGCGTCAAACCCGCCGACAAGGACGGACGGAAGAACCTCTACCGGTTGTCCGACATCGGGGACGTCCTCGGTGGCGGTACGATGGACGAGGCGAAACTGGCGAAACTGAGAGCGGAGGCGGCGCTCAAGGAGTTCGACCTCGCCGTGAAACGCAAAGAGTACGCGAGCGTGGCGGAGTTCACCGCTGTCGTATCGTCGATATTCTCACGTCTCCACAAACGCCTCGCGGTGCAGATGCCCGAGAGGATGTCCAAGAAGCTCGCAAAGAAGGATTCCGCCGAGATATCAAGGGCGCTCAAAGATGAGATCACAAAAGAATTCGACAATCTCCGAGGCGATTTCACGGAGTATCTCTGAGGGACTGGCGTCCGCCATACCTGAGAAGGCGCTGACGGTCAGCGAATGGGCAGAGAAGTATAGGTTCGTCCCCGAAGAACGGGTGGCGAATCTTTCGCTTGCTGGTCGATGGTCGAACTCCGTCACTCCTTACCTTGTCGGCATAATGGACGCAGTGACGGAACCAGGGGTAAACGAGATAGTTTTCCTTAAAAGTTCACAATTAGGAGGTTCCGAGATGCTTTCAAATGTCATCGGATACTTCATCCATATGGACCCCGCCACCATCCTGTACGTTTGCGAGAACGAAGGGAAGGCGAGGGCGTGGTCGGTGGAATCGTTCGCCCCGATGATCCGCGACACTCACGCTCTCTTCAAGATATTCGGAGATGCCAAGTCGAGAGACTCGTCGAATATGATTGAGGCGAAGGCGTTTCGTGGCGGTCATTTCGCATTGGCGTGGGCGACGTCTCCCGCGACCCTTTCGTCACGTCCCCGTCGTATCGTTCTGACGGATGAGACCGACGCGTTCGAGCCCACCAAGGAAGGCGATCCCATCAAGCTCGCAGAGGCACGAACCAAGACCGCGGGCGAACATCGGAAGATAATCCACGTCACCACGCCGCGCGATATGGCTAACTCCCGCGTCTATCCTTTGTGGGAGGAATCCGACCGGTGCTATTACTCCGTCCCCTGTCCCGATTGCGGGGACTATCTGAACCTCACGTGGGGCAACGTCAAATGGGATGAGGGCGACCCGCTCGGCGCGTGGTACGTCTGCGAGCATTGCGGCGCAATCATCGAGGAAGACTCGAAGCCCGAGATGCTGGCAAAAGGTGAATGGCGTTCGACCAATCCCGACTACAAAGGGCACAGGCGGGCGTTCTGGATCAACGAGCTGTACTCCCCGTTCTCCACGTGGGGAGAGATGGCGTCGGCGTTCCTCGAGGCTAAAAGATTTAAAGACACGCTGAAGGTTTTCGTCAACACGAGGCTCGCGCAGTTCTGGGAAGATGAGGACGGAGAGGAGGAAATCGACGTATCCGACGCCGAGGCGAAGCGGGAGGAATACACCGCCAAGGTCCCCGAGGGTGTGCTTGTGCTGACCGCAGGGGTGGACGTACAGGATGACCGTCTCGAACTAGAGGTGGTCGGATGGGGACGCGGGTTAGAGTCTTGGAGCATAGACTACAAGACGGTCTATGGAAGCCCCGCGCTCGAGAGCGTCTGGGAATCACTTGCCGAGGTCTTAGACGGGATCTACACCGACGACCAAGGGCGGGAGTTCTCTATCTTGTGCGCAGGGATAGACTCGGGCGGACACCATACCGAGGCGGTCTACAAGTTCTGCAGGAAGCATCAACGCAAGCGATGGTTCGCGGTGAAGGGTGCGAACGTCTACGGTAAGCCCATCGTCTCGCCTCCGTCGATTGTCGGACGGGAAAGGGTTCGCCTCTTCACCGTCGGGACGGATACGGCGAAGGATCAGATATTCTCCTTCCTTCGGGTGGCGAAACCAGGGATGCCGGGTTACTGCCATTTTCCCGATTGGTACGAGGAGGACTATTTCAAGAAGCTATACTCCGAAAAGAAGATAACGAGATACAGGGCGGGGGTCGCTTCGAGGCAATGGGTCAAACTCACACAGTCCACAAGGAACGAGGCGCTCGATTGCAGGGTCTACGCGACCGCGGCAAGGGTCATACTCAACCCCAATCTCGAAGCGTTGGCGGAAACGCTCGGTGTGAAGGGTGATAAAATAGAAGAGGAAACGATAGAAAACATACCGAATCCGAGAAGAATGAGACGATTCGGAGTCAGTTCCGCGGCGAATTGGAGATAATATGAATGAAATCAGATACGAACCGACCGAGCTCGCGCAGGGCGAATCGGTCAAATGGATAAGGCAGGCGGTCGATTATCCCGCCAACCTTTGGGAAGCGCAGTACAGATTCCGCGCGCTTGGCGGTGACGGGTACGGAGCGGACGTGGACTGCACCGAGGACGGCGACTCCTTCGAGGCGGTACTGACCTCGGCGCAATCCTCGCAGATGTCGACGGGAATGTACGAGGCACAGCTATGGGTCACGTCGAAATCGGACGCGACCGACGTCAGACAGATCGACTCGATAAGGGTCGAGGTGAGAAAGGGATTCGTCGAGGGCAATCTCGAGAGCGTGGACATCCGCTCGACGGCGAAGCAGATACTCGACGCCATCGACGCGATGCTGATCGGGAAGGCTACCGCCGACCAGATGGAGTTCACCATCGAGACGCAGGTCGGACGACGTGCGCTGAAAAGGATACCGATGGCGGAGCTGATACAGGCGCGGACATACTACGCGGGAGTCGTTGCGAGGGAGGACCAGGCGGAGCGCCTGCGCCGTCGCGGTGGATTCTTCAAAAACATTTACGTGAGGATGAGGGAAGATGGCTAAAACAACCGACCTGATAAAGGAATTGATAAAGGACACCGTCGGGAAGAGGGAACTCCCGATAATGCGCCGAAGGTATTCGGCGGCTAAGGCGTCCCGTCTGAACTCCGACTGGTCGGCCACCCCGACATCGGAGAACTACGAACTGAGACTCTCGCTCCGCGCTCTGCGTGCAAGGGCGAGGGAGCAGGCGAGGAACAACGGAGTCTTCAAAAGATTCCTGACGAAAGCCCGCTCGAACATCATCGGTCAGGGGATACGTCTCCAATGCACCGCGAAGTTCGCCAAGGGGACACCCAATACAAAATTAAACTCGATGGTCGAGGATCTGTTCTCGGAATGGTCAGACCGTCGGAACTGCTCGATGTCTGAAAAGATATCCTTCTGGGATGCTCAGAGGATATTCGTCACAAGGCTATTGAGGGACGGCGAGGTATTGGTTCAGAAGGTTAACGGCGGACCGTGGGGATTCGCCCTCCATTTCATCGACGCGGACTATCTCGACGAAACCTATAACGAAATCAACAACGCCACCGGCAATCGAATCATTATGTCGGTCGAGGTCAACGAGTGGGGAAAACCCGTCGCCTATTGGCTGACACCGCCAAGACTCGACTATCTGTTCCAACCCGTGACGGAGAGAAGGGAGCGCGACAGGAAGCGCGTCCCCGCCGATCAGTTCATCCACGCGTTCCTGACCTACGACGACCCCGAGGCGACACGCGGGAAGACCGCGTTCCATTCGGCGCTGACCGCGGCGAAGGATGCCGAAGGTTACAAGATAGGCGTCATCAGTTCGGCGAGAGCGGCGGCGTACTCCTTCGGGATGTTGCGTCCACCGATGGACGACACCGAACAGTTCTACGGCGAAGGGACACAGGCTCCGATGGAGGTCGCACTCGAACCGCTGACCATCCAGGAGATTCCGCCAGGGTACGAGTTCGTGCAGTTCGACCCGAAACAACCGACACAGAATCACGCGCAGTTCTACCAGTCCATAATGCAGGACCTTGCGATGAGTCTCGACCTCCACTACTTCTCCCTCTCGGGTGATCTGTCGGCGGTCAACTATTCAAGCGCCCGCGTCGGACTGCTCGAGGAGCGGGATGTCTGGAAGGATTTGCAACGCGTCGTGATAGACCAATTCTGTCGCGAGATTTTCAACGCGTGGCTAGAAGCGCAAATCCTTAGAGGAACGATATCACCGGGCGACGCTCAAGCGGTCAACCGTCCGACGTGGAGACCGAGGGGATGGCAATGGGTGGACCCGCAGAAGGAGGTCAAGGCGAAAGTCGAGGCTATCCAGGCGGGGCTCACAACGTACACAGCGACGCTCGCGGAACAGGGGATAGACCTAGAGGAGCATCTGCAGACGATAAAGGCTGAGAGGGACTTGGCGGCGTCGTACGACGTCGACCTGCTCGACCTCGGCGGAGAAAAGGAAGAGGCGACGCAAGCGCCGCCTCCCGTTAACGATATCGAGGAAGATTAGACCCCGAACTGAAAAGCAATCTCAGACAACAGATCGAGCTCCTCTCTGCGGGAGCTCGTTCTGTACCATCTCTGCGGATTGAGTTCAAAGTGGACGATGCCGACCGACGGCATACGAACCCAAAGAGTTTTCTCCGAACCTTCGCGTTCGAGCGCTACGTGGGAATCGGTGACCGGTATCCATTTGAACCCCGCCTCGGTCAACGCGTCTAGCGCCTCCGCGCTCAGACTCTGTTCAAACTTCTCAAGACCTTTCCGCATATTCTCGCGATGGTCCATCTTCTGTCTCTCCGCCTCGTCGTGTATCTCCGCCTGGCGGATCTGCACAAATTCCTCGACCAATACTCTTAATTTGTCTGTGTTCATATTCTGCCTCCAAAGATTCGGCAGTTTTTTGTTTGGATCTGCCAACCGAGATTGTTATACCTGGCGCATATTGAAAGTCGCAACTGCGTTTTCAACCCAACGCACCTTGTCTTTCCACGTGCCGATTATTCTCATCGGAACCGTCTTGCCGGTGACCGTCTCGACAATCACCCGATAATCGCCAAGCGTGATGCTCTTGATTGTGCATCTGTTCGGCGTTCTTTCCGTGCGTGTGTATCTGGTCATTTTCGTCTGCCTCCGCGTATCGGCGCCCCGTTATGTAAGCAATACTAAACCTAGGTTTCTACATTGTCAACAACAAAATCGCATATTTTGAAAATAGTTTGTAACCTATTGAAAACAAAGGGTTTAGGAGTTAGTGCCAAA